TCTGCTAATGGTTTAGCAGCAAGTCGCATTATGAGTGCGACAGTAGAGTTATCAGACCCAAAGGACTATGTGGGGGGCGACCTCAAGTTGCAGATAGGTGGTAAGAACTGGGTTGCAGAAAAAAGAAGGGGAAGAATGATTCTTTTTCCTTCTGCATTTCCGCACAAAGTAACGCCGGTTTTAACTGGCACAAGACACTCGTTGGTTTTATGGGCTCACACAAAAAAGCCATCGGAAAAACAATGCTAGAGGGTCGCGAGCTAGGGTTTTTTGAAAGCCCCGTGTATGCGGGGGAATGCCAGAACTACGATGTTTGTGAAGAGATCTGTGCGCTAGCGGCTGAACATAAAGAGCAAACTAAAAATCTCCGACTTATATCCAATGGTTGGAACGCAGCGACAAGGACTGACGATAAAGAACTGCGGGAAAAGCATGGGGTAACTTCCCACGGAACAAATGACCAGTTGCATTTGCTTGAAGAATGGGAACAGCCAACTAATTTAATTATTAGTATGGCCAAAGAGCTGCTTAAACACGTTGACAAAGAACATTGGTACTCGGCTAGAGCTGGGATAGAAAGCATGTGGTACTCGATGTACCCAGAGGGAGGGTACATACCAGAGCATATTCACTCCAATGTTCCATTTAGTGGGGTGTTCTATGCAAAGGCTGAACATGATGCTGGTGACTTGGTTTTCCATGATCCAGCTTGGCATTTGAAATCATCGGTTTGGGTAAACGATGCCCCTGTTCATGCGATAACGAAGCGACAACTACCGGTTTATACAGGTGTGATGTTTCTGTTTCCTGGTTGGTTACCGCATTCGACTATGCCGAATAACTCTGGTGAAGATCGAGTTATCGTCGGTTTTAATTTGGGCTTTTGACATGACGCTAAAAGAGTTTATCAAGCCCATACATGATAGGGCAGAGCACCACCCTATGGCGCAGAGCATGGTCAATGGGACCATTAGTGCCGCTGCCTATGCAGATCTGCTGGCGAACCTTTTACTCGCTTATGGCGATGTAGAGAGCAAAGCGCGGCGGGTTGGGTGGGTCGAACAGTTGGATGGCATTACCCGTTTTTCAGCAATGCTAGAAGATTTAGCGGAACTTACGTCAGAGCACAATTTAGAGACGACGATCTACCATGATTTCATTGCAGAATATTGTGATCGGGTATGGCGTCAGTCAAAGGCAGCAACACTTGCTCATATATATGTTCACCATATGGGGGATATGTTTGGTGGGCAAATGCTAAAAGGCAAACTGCCAGGAAAGTGTCGTCGGTATGAATTTGATGACCGGAAAGATTTGATTGCAAAGATTCGAGAAAACTTGAGCCACGATAAAGCCGAAATGCAGGAAGCAATTGCTGCCTTTGACTTTGTGATAGGAATATATGACAGGGTCACAAGAAAGCACAATATTCACTAGCCTAGAGAGGGCTAAGGATTGGCTTGTTTCTGAGCTCTCAGGCTTTGAAACATATGATGAAGGTCATCGATATCCATGGGATAATTACTTATGGAAATCGGACAGGTTTAGAAGGGCGCATTTAGACGTTGTAGATGCGCGGGATACGAAGAGACTGTACATGATGCATCTCACCGTGTTCCCACATACCGATGACGGATCACCGGTGTTCGGGTTTGATTTGATTGCAGGCCCGAAGAAAGTAACAGGTGCATTTCATGATTTCAGTCCAATAGACGGTGATCATAAAATGCTCTTGGGCTTCAAGGAGCGAGTAGCCCCGATGACTTGGAGCAAGAAACGAGAGTTGCCCGAATGGGCTAGAAATATTTTTAGTGACGACATGGTTAGCGCAGGATTTATAACCGATGTCGAAGAGCTTGAGTCAGTAATAGGATTGTTAAAGAGCAATCTTCAGTACTACTTGAGCAATGTAGGTGAACGTGGCGACAACGATTTTACGGCTGCACAAAACAAGTATTGTTTTTGGCAAAAGAAAAATCCCCACACACCTAAAGTCATGGCGGCGCTTGGTTTTACGGATGAGGAGGTGAGTAGATTCATTCAGGAATGTTTATTTCCTGAAATATGAGTATGGGCAAATGCCAGCACTTGAAGCAATGGCTATTATATCTACCGCTAACGTGGCGTATAAAACGCTCAAGACAGCTATGTCTAATGGGCGTGAGCTTGCTGATTATGCTGGTGAACTCGGGAAGTTCTGGGATGCCAAAGAAGAACTTTATGCTCTAGAACAATCTAACAAAAACCAACCTTTCTTAGCTAAAACATTCGGCGCTACAAGCGTCGAATCGCAAGCCCTCCAAATATCTCTTCACAAAAACAAAATAGCCACCTTTGAAAAAGAGCTCCGCGAGTTAATGATTTACTCGGGGAACGGCGCACTGTGGCAAGACATGATGAAAGAGCGGCGTTTAATCAAACAGCAACGAGCTACAGCAGCTCGTGAGAAAGCCAAGGCGAAGCAAATGTACAGCGATATTCTCACAGTGATTATCACGGTTTCCCTTATCGCTGGGCTGATTGCCCTGTTAATAGGAGTGACGGCAAGCGCCTCATAGGAATCTCTCAAATGAACTTAACTGAATTAGAGCTACAAAATTTGATAGAGCAGGCTGCTAAGAAGGGGGCAGAAGAAGCTCTTAAAAAGGTCGGCCTTTCCGATGAAAAAGCATATCACGACATGCGTGAGCTGCGAATGCTGCTCGACTCTTGGAGAGGCACTAAGAAGACAGTCGGTAAAACGATACTGCAGTTTGCAACCACTGCGCTTCTATCAGTTATCGCTGCAATCGTATGGATGCAGGAAAAAAATATCGGAGGATAAATGGCGGTCTTTAAGTTAGAAAATTTCGCAGGTATTGCCCCAGCAAAGTCGCCCCGTCTTTTGAATACTGGGCTTGGCCAAACAGCCCACAACATGACCTTCGATTCTGGTCGATTGACTCCGATGAAAGCCGACCTTAGGCTTGGTAGCTTTGGAGCCGGTAGTGGCTTCACGGGGAATCTCGTTGGCACGACTAAGTCTATTGCTTGGTACGACCGTGTTGGCGACACGCCAAAGCTTTTTCAGTTTGAAGACTCTGGGGTTAAATTTTTAGAGTCCCCGATTCCCGAAGATAGTTACGAGCGTGGTTATTGGACGGGGGACGACTACCCTCGGATGGGTACTTATACTTCAATGGTATCGGGCAGTCTTAATGTTTACCCGAGCACTTCTTTTAGACTAGGAATACCGGCACCAACTGCCCGTCCTGGCGTTACAAAAGCGGGGACTGCCTCTACCACAGAGTCAGTAGAGGACTTTTCCTACGTCTATACTTTGGTAAGCGACTACGGCGAGGAAGGACCACCCAGCCCACCGTCTAATATTATTTCTTGGACTTCTCCCGAGACAATCACCATCTCTACGCCTCAATCCGCTAGTGCGTTCGGTAGCGGATACAGCTTTGCTAACGGTAAGAAGCGGATCTACCGAGCAAACGCAGGCTCTAACGCAGCTTACTTTCAGTTCGTAGCAGAGATACCTTTTGCAAATACTAGTCTTACGGATAACCGTGCCTCAGCAGGGTTAGGCGAAGTACTGCCATCAGAAGGATGGGTTGGCCCCCCTAATGACGACACTTCTTTATACCCAGATGGCCCGATGCAAGGGTTAATAGCTGTTGGTAATGGTGTTTTCTGTGGGTACGCTGGCAAGAGATTGTGTTTCTCAGAGCCGTACTTACCGCACGCATGGCCCGTGCAGTACCGGATTACTATTGAAGAAGAAATCATGGGGCTATCGGCGACCAACAATGGCGTCGTGGTAATGACCAAAGGGTTCCCCTATTTTGTTACTGGTACTGACCCTGCAGCAATGACTGCGGTTCAGGTTGACGTTGCGCAATCCTGTTTGAACACAGACTCAATCGTGGACATGGGCGAGTATGTCTTGTACTCAGGGCCAGATGGTCTGGTTCAAGTGTCAAACACCACGGGCCAAGTTATATCCAAAGAGTTCATCAGTCCTAAACAATGGAATTCGGACTTTTACGCATCGACCTATAAGGCGTTCTTGTATGAAGGTGTGTACGTCGCTTTCTGGTCAAGCGGGAGTAATCACGGCGGGTGGATCTTTGACCCTCGACGCCCTGAAACGGCTTTCTCAACATTTGAAGTGAACCCAACATCAGTTCGGGGTGGTATCACACAGAAATCGACGGGTGAGCTCTTCTTCATAGCAGCCGATAACTTGCTGCGGATAATTCAATTTCAGGCTGGTGGCCCACAAGTTCGCGGCTCGGCTAAGTACAAAAGCCGAGTGTTCATAAGCCAGCCTACAAGTATGGCCGCAATCAAGATCGTTGCACAAGATTACCCAGTAGAATTCAAAGTTTATGCTGATGGAGTTTTGATAGCTCAACAAGAAATTAATAAAAACAGCAACGGTCGATTCTTAACTCAGGCATCTACACTTCCTGCGAATGCCGATGGAGACATTGGCGCTTCTCCCATCGCGAGGCTACCTGCTAATCACGGCACTGAGTGGGAAGTCGAAATAATCTCAGACTATGAAGTAGATGAGGTGACTCTGGCGTCCACCATAGCGGAGCTAAATGCATGAATGGGGGGAGGACACCTAATCCAACAAAACTTCCTGGCTTTCCTAAAGTACCGTCGGACGCTAGCCCTGCCCAACGCGCATATTTGACGGCCATCGCTGAAGCTTTAGAAGTCAGGCTTGGGCGGAGAGGTGATCCGAGAGATGCGGCTGTAACTTATCGCGATCTTATTGATGGTGGTTTGGCTGTAGAAGGGCTAACTGTAGACGGTGGTGGCGGCACGTCCAATCCTGGCGGTGGTGGCGTCGTTATTATTCCTGGCGGCGATGATGGTAATTTCAACACGGACCCGCCTTCTGACCCAGTGGCTCCTACAGGGCTTCAAGTTACTGGCGGTTTCAACGTAATCTTTGTCGAGTGGGACTTCCCTTTCGACACTTACTACGGTCACTCATTCACTGAGGTGTGGCGTAATGACATAAACCAGCTTGGCGGTGCGCGGCTAATAGGTATCTCTTACGGCATGATATACGTCGATGACGTAGACAGTGCTGAGTCATGGTATTACTGGGCGCGTCACGTAAATGTGATTAACCAAAGAGGCCCATGGAATAGCCTGAACGGAACGCTTGGGCAGGCCGCTGTTGACGTAACATTTCTTCTTGGAGTTCTCACGGACTCTATTACGCAGAGTCAATTAGCGACAGACCTCAGTGCAGAGATCGACATGATATCGATCATCGATACGGCAGTAGACCTCGTGGAGGCTGACATTCTTGCTGCGCAGGGTTTGATAGGCACTTTGACTAACGATGTTGTCACCCTGACAACGGCCACACAAACCAACGCTACCGCCATCACTGGTCTGAATACCACTGTTGCTAACAACAGTTCAAATATCATTAGCTTACTGTCCACCACAGCAACCAGTGCCGCCGCTATTACTGCTCTGCAAACGACTACTACTAACCAAGGCGGTAGTATCGCTGCTAATGCTAGTGCTCTGTCGGGCCTCACGACCCGCGTAACAAATACCGAGGCCGGTATAACGTCTACGTCCAGCGACATTGTTGTTTTGCAGAACGATTTAGCGGCGACAAACACTTCAGTAAGCGCTAATGCGTCGGCTGTCTCGAACCTTACCTCTACGGTTTCATCTCAAGGCGGACAGATCACTGCAGCCGTTAACTCCGTGAATGCGTTAAGCACTACGGTCGGCTCGAATACAACTAGCGTTGCAGTCAACTCATCGAGTATCAATGGGATTCTGGGCAAGTACACGGTTACGATTGATAGCAACGGCACGGTCTCAGGGTTCGGGTTGATCAACGGCACGGGCAACAGCAGCGCGTTTTATGTAAATGCTAGCAAGTTCGCTGTCGGCACTAGCGCCACCTCTAGCACTGTTCCTTTTGTGGTGGTGACAACTCCCGCTTATCTAAACGGCATGTTAGTTCAAGCTGGCACTTATATCTCTAACGCGATGATTGCCAACGGTACTATTGAGAGTGCAAAGATAGGGGTAGGGGCTGTTACGGAAGCTAAAATTCAAGATGCCTCTATAAAAACAGCAAAGATAGATAACCTCGCAGTCACTGGTGCAAAAATACAAAACGCTTCGATCACTGGCGCGAAGATTGGCAACGCTGAGATTAACACTTTGCAACTTGGCGGTGAGGCTGTAACTGTGCCGAGGTTTGCAACGGGTACTACGTCTGGAAATCTAAGTAGTTCCCTAATTACGGTTGCATCCTTATATCTGTCCGCTGGTTACATTCCTCCTGGATCGTCGGGGCGAATAATAATTATGGGTGCCCTATCTGCTTACGGCAGTAATGGCACTAAAACGAATTTAATTGTCAGTATTTATACGGGCAGCACCTTACACACTAGTCTTGGTGTGACGTTTGGGGCTGATGGAATTGGCGTCCCGATTACCGGATCGTTCGTGATTGGTAACAATTACGCGGACACTATATCTCTAAGAGTGTCTTGCACGTCCAATCCTGGTGGGGCGTCTTTTAAATCTGGGAACACGTTCGTGGGCAAACTCGTTGTGATGGCGGCAAAGCGATGATGAACGATTACCTGCAATTAGACGCCGCAAATTTTATCTGTGGACATCAGCAAACGCCCGATGAGCTGCCTGTTGATTTGCTCTTTGAGGAGCAGGGAGAGGTATGGGTCTTAGGACCAGAGGTCAATGTAGAGTTGTTCGGGGATTTTAAGTACCGATACGACAGCGACATGGGTGCAATCATCGCCACTGATGTACCAACTATGCCAGCACCCCCGTTCACATATTGGGATGAGCATGCTGGAGAATGGATAGATCCCCGCGACCTTGAGCAACATAAGCTCGACAAGTGGCAAGAGTTAAAGGCCAACCGAGATGCAGAAGAATTCAGTAGCTTCACATGGGATGACAATGTCTTTCAGTGTGATGACGTGTCTCAGAGACGATTGCAGGGGGCCATCTTACAAGCGACCATCGATGACTCGGTTTCAATAGAGTGGACGCTGTTAAACAACTCAGCAATTACGCTCGATGCCTTGCAGTTAAAGCGGGTGGGCATGGCGTTAGCTGCGCACGTAGACGCGTGCCACATCAAAGCTAGGGGGCTAAGGGTTCAGATTGATGCTGCGTCCTCTATTACAGATTTAAATGCAATCAACTGGTGAAGACTATGCACAAAGGTAAGAAATGCACGTTGAATTCTAAGCCGCCTAAGAAGGGTGGTAAGACCAAGAAACCTCGAAAAGGGTATTCAAAATGATCAAGAAGCTAGGCAAACAATTTAGATCTCGGGTGCAGACAATGTCAGAAAAGCAGGCAGGGTCTACTGTTGTCGTGGTACTGTGCTTAATGGTTGTGGTCACCGGAATACATTTCATTTGACGGTTCTACCGCCAGCAATATGGCGGTTCGATAACTGACCTGCTAGCTACGACGCTCTGACGCACGTTTGACGTAATTCCAAATAGAACCATATATAAGTGTCGATGAAAATCGGACTATGTATATAGAACTAAAAGCAGTCAAAGCTAGATAAATGCATGATTTAAAGGTGAAAATCCCTCCTTCTCCGCCACCCCCTAAGCCCCTGATATCAGGGGTTTTTATTTTCCCTTGACGTTTTTCTGACGCAATGCACAATTAGTGCAAAGGATTGTGCGTCATAGCTCTTCTGCTTGACGCAATTGCACAGGAGCCATGTATGGCGCGTATCGTGAAAAGAGGGGATAACTGGTACGTAACGGTGTCCCACATGGGGAAACGTTATTACAAGACGTTACCGACCAAACCAGCGGCTGTAGCGTGGGGGGTCGAGACAAAGGCGGCACTCACGTCTTCGAGCTCTACTACTAGTGGCTACACAATCGACACCCTGATGGATCGTTACATCGCTGAGGTACATCCTCACAAGCCCTTCGCTAAATCTAAAATGGCTACGATTAAACTGACGGCACAAAACTTCAAAGATGTGCTGGTGACCACCCTCACTCCCGAGATGATATTCCTCTATGCACAGAAACGACGGTTAGGTTACAACGGTCGAAAGCCAATCAGCGGCTCTACCTTGAACCAGGAGATCACTTATTTAGCTCAAACTCTGGATCATGCACGCACACTTTGGGGTGTAAATTTGCCGTCAAACGTTGCGAGAGACGCGCTGTCAGCGTTGTCAAAGATAGATCTGGTGGCTGGTAGTCGCCAGCGTGACCGTAGGGTGTCGGATCAAGAGCTCGAAATGTTGCTCGATGCGGCGGAGAGTCACCGGTCAGGTTGGATGGTGCCGCTGATTAAATTAGCTGTGGAAACAGGGATGCGGCAGAAAGAAATCTGTGAGCTTCGATGGGAGTATGTGGATTTCGACGCCAGTACTTTTTTTATCAAGGACAGAAAGCACCCGAGAGAGAAGAAAGGTAACGACCAGATAATACCGGTCAGTAATATAGCTTTAGGAGTTATTAGGGAATGGGGCGTTGGAATATTAGAACGCTCGGCACATAGAGGTAAGCAGCCAAAAGGAAACATATTCCCAATGCAAACCTCCGCTGCGGTGTCTGACCGGTTCGCGTTGGTAAGAGCTAAGGCAGGTATTACGGATCTGCATTTCCATGACCTTCGGCACGAGGCTATATCTCGTTTGTTCGAGAAGGGTCTGCAAATCCATGAGGTGGCACGCATATCAGGTCATCGAGATTGGAAACAACTGAAGCGGTACACACAGCTCACTGCTAAGAGCCTAGTGCCAAAGATCAATCACAGTTAGTGCCTATATCGTGATGCGAATTGCAGTCGCCACAAAGATGATCGACAACATCCGCTGTGTGGAATAAATACTTCTTCCCATTTTTCATGCGCGGTATGTCAAATTTATTGTGATACATCTGTTGGTACAGTGTCTGCTTCTTTAAGCGCAACGCCGCAGCCACCTCATCTAAATCCATGATAGGACCATATTGATCAGTCAGATAGCCCATCAGTATATCTGCTCTCGCGTTAGAGATGTGCTCATGTGCGCTCATTAAAACACCCCTCAACTGGCTTCCGTCTCACACATACCCCTGTCGCCGTAGCAACCGAAGATCCGAAAAAAACGAAAGCGTATGCAGCGCATAAAGGAGCGGCAGTACGACTGAAAGGTGGGCGGTATTTTGTAAACAATAGCATGGGTTCAGCTCCGTGAACTTAGGTCAGTTATTAAAGTTGTGGCGGGTTTTCTTCTAGACTTTCTATTAGGCGGGATAAATACCAATTGCATTTTCGCAAATCGGATAGGGGATCGTTTTTGTAGGTGTACCGCCAAAGATATTTCTGAGAGGCACCCTTGAGGTACCCGCGATATTCTTCGGTGGACATAGAAGACTTAATGGCTTCGATGCATTCGACACCGCCGCCAGCGTTGTAGTGGGGTGGGTGGTTAACAAGATCTTTAGTGACTATGAGCTTATCCTCCGTGTTTATTAGTGCTAATAGTCACTAATAAACACAGATCCTAGCACGCATCTGAACAAGAGTCAGTTTATTTCGCTCCTAAATACAGTTTATGAGAACAGGATCGATATAACTGTTAATAATTCTTTAGTTTCTGGCTTGAGGGCCGGTGGAGTGTCACTAAAGAACAAGCTGTAACGCTTTCGTTTTGTTGATGAAGACAGATAAAGGCGGGGTACTGCGCTGAGAAAAGAATACGGCACCTCATCTACTTTTAAGCACCCGAGTACAGAACCTTTTGGGATGAACCTGCGCATCTTGGGGTCGTCCACTGGATTCACATCAATAGACGCTGATAACTCAACCCAGATAACGTCTGAGGGATCTCGGTCCTGGAATATAGTGGGAAGGTACTGTTTATTTATAGCCGCGCCCGAGTCATTGGTGACCTTGGTCACGTTGACTTCCGCAATTGCGGAAGGTGGTGGCGTCTTAACCATCTTCTGATCAAATGTTGGATCAATCTCGACGGGCGGCACACCTAAGAACTTAGCAATCTTTAATACAGCTTTTTCGTTAATCTCTGTGTGGCCGTTTAAGTACTGAGAGAACGCACCTTGCGTCATGCCAAGCTGGTCGGCAGCAGTCTTCTGAGTAATATCTAATTCTTGTCGGCGAGCTTTCCATAGCCGCTTAAAGTTAAGTTGTTTCTTGACCCTTAACGCTTCTCGGCTCGGGTCTGAGCCCATTGCTGGTGTGTTCATTAGCGCCTCTACCATGAGTTGCTTCTAATATTAGTTGTGTGAAGATGGCTTTAGTAACACTTAAATCCTTCACTTGCGAGTTATTAAAGTTATCTAGCCAACATTTGTCACTTAATGCTAAAACGCCGTATGCTGTTCCAACAGCGACCATAACTGAATGTCCGTACAAATGAAACCGGTTAAGCCAGTTTATTTGTAGGGCTGATAACCCTAAATTAATATTAGTAGTGTCTCTTTTGGGTAGGTTTACCCACTTATATTCTACGAATAATATGCCGCTTGGCCCTGCATACAAAGCGTCAGGCACACCCGCAGTATAAGTGTCGTGGATTTTCCACCGATAAATTTGGGAAGGAAGTGACCTGTGTATCGATTTAACGAAGCTATGTTCATTCATAATAGATACAGCAGGTCACTTGACATGGTTCTTAGTGCACAGTTTGCACTTGGGTTGACTGATACAGCAGCTCTGCAGCTTGATAGTCTGCTTCGCTAGCTACGTAACCCACGTACTCTGCACTAATATTTACCCACGTACCTTTGTCATTGGACTGCATGACAGGCTTGAACTTCCAGATCGTAGAAAAACGGTCGCCGCCTTTCTCGATGATCTTAGAGTTCCAGTTCTTGGACACGCGCAGCTTGGAGCCACTGAAGTCCATGATCGCGGGTGTGTTAGAGAGTGCACCTGTTTCTTGGTCATACATAAGTAACAAGTGTTGATGGTTCTCAGACACGTCAAACTTCTCAGCTTCGCCAGCACCGTCAGTTGCGAGCCAGTTGTTAGCTTCTTCGCGAGTTGCGAATGTGCCTTGCTTGCCACCGCCGTGCTCACGCTTTCGCCAGATAACGAACTCTACTTTGAAGTGGACAGAGATAACGAAGACCTCCTCGAAGAGCTGCTTGTTAAGAACGTTGACAAACATTCCTGGTTCAGCGCCTTCGATGTAGCTGCCGTGGTTCTTGTCTACTTCGTCATTCATCTTCTGGAGAAGCTTGATGCGAGGTATCTCTAAGTTGCCACCTACGTTCTCGTTGCCACGGCTTTCGGTTTGCTGCAGGAATGCAGGTACCTCGGTAGCGGCAGGGTTGAATGCATTAGCGGTTGCAACTGCTTGATTAGATTTAGCCATATATAAAAGTCCTAATTGATAATTGATAAAAAGTTAAGAAGCTCGAACATTGAGTGTGACCTTCTCGAAATCCACGACGCCAGGAATAGTTTGTCCAGCCTCGCGGAGTTCTCGATATGCCTTGACGGCAGGTCGTCGTTGCATAAGCTCAAATTCACCGGTGTCTAGAATGTGCTGGTGTAACGCAGTCCAATCTTCTACCTGTGGAACTATCTGCTTACTAATGGAGATCGTGGCTTGGTCATTTGAGAACTTGCTCAAACCCTGATCTTCCATGTGCTGTCGTAGCTGATAATCGACTTCGGATTCCTGCTCCTTGAGGAGCTTCTCCTGTTCGGCGAGGTCAGCTAATTGTTTGCGGATGGCAAGTCGTTGGTTAATTAACTCGCCCGTGTTCATGTTATTCATCGGTTCCGTCCTTCTTGAGGTTGTTGAGAATGAAGAGAAGGTCTTCCATCTTCCCTAGCTTGCTTGTAAGTTTTTTATAGACTTCAGGCTCCCATGTGTCTTTGGAAGCAATCTGAATAACTTCTGTCTTTTGCGTTTGACCGGCGCGGTAAATGCGTCGATTAAATTGTTGATAGTGTTCAGCGTTGTAGGTTGGCGATGACCAGATGACCGTGGTTGCTTTGGTCATTGTTAGGCCGTGACCTGCTGACTGTGGGTGTGCAAAGACAACTTGTAATTGCCCAGCTTGCAGTCGATCTACAATGTCGCCGCGCTTGTGTGCAGGTGTCTCACCGTCGATGACGGCGTACTTGAGCCCACGTTTCTCTGCAAGATCGACGAGAGCTTCCCTCTCATGGCGCCAGTTGAAGGCAACTAACGAATGCTTGCGTGCCTCAACGAGATCGATGACCAGCTCGTAACGCTCGGTGTGTACGTCTTGGGCGTTGCCGTTTTCGTCGTAGACTGCACCGGTACAGAGCTGGAGTAGCTTCTTGACCTTAGCGCCTGCGTTGATTGCATTGATCGTACCTTTGCCTGTGTACAAGACATTGTCGTCAGCTAGTGTTTTGTAAGCTGCGCGAATAGGGCGAGGCAGTTCGACATACATGGTGTGGACGCTTTGCTCTGGCATGTCGAGACAGTCTTCGAGCGCGTACCGTATGTTGATGTCTGACAACTGAGCAGCAACAATCTCTTCGGCGTCGTCTTTGTCTGTCCACTCGTTAGCGAAGCCATTGAACTTGGGTGTGCAAACGTGGCCTCTGAATGTGTAGAACCTGCGACCCAAACGCTCACCATCGTCTACAACAAAGGTTGGGTGCCACATGTCAAGAATCGTGTTGGAGTTAGGCGTGCCTGACATCGCAATGCGGTGTTCGATATTCTTAACTGCCTTGACCAACGCTTTGCTGCGCTGACTGTCTTTGTTTTTGAACGCTGTAAACTCATCGATACATACAGTGTCGAAGCTGTCGAGAACACTGGGGTTCTTAGCAAGCCACTTAGCTGCGTCATGGTTTGTAATCACTACGTCAACGTCGTCGCATGCAGCAAATATCTTTGCGCGATTTTTAGCGTAGGCAATTGAGTAGTTAATGAACGGCGCAAACTTGTCGATGTCGTCACCCCAGCTAGCCTGTAGGATAGACAGCGGTGCCAACACAAGCATCTTGCCGCCACGCTGTGTGAACGCATCGATTACTGAGCGAGTTTTACCGGTGCCAGGATCTGAAGTGATTAGGCAGCGCGGGTACTTGAGTATGTGGTCAGTCGTAGTGACTTGGTGGGCAAATGCTTCCATAAAAGATCCGTCTTTATTAGCATGGATATTAGCATTACTAATGTTAGTGGGCAAGAAAAACGACGGGGTTGGAGCTGGACCAGCAATAGCCGCAAGTCGTGCATCCCATCGTTTTGCCAAGCTGTTCAGGACAGACAAGCTCATTAGGCAGTACCTCCGTGTGGTCGTAGTCTGTGAAGTGTTTAAGTGACCTGTCATAAGTGCCACTAATAACGCGAGCGCGGAATTGATCGTCCATGTCGTCGCTGAAGCGTATCTGCCAGCGATCAGGAGCAACCTCATTCATACGCTTGAGTAGTTTGCCGATGGGAGAATCATGTCGATGGTGTGTGTAACCAAAGGCATGTAATCCTGGATACTTGTTAAGGGCTGATTGCCAAGCGTTCACGTAGGCTTTGCTGTAGAAGTCGCCGAGTACATGCAGCCGAACTACGAAGCCATTCTTAGAACCGCGCTGGTTAGCGACGTTGTTAATACTGGCATCGAGGTTGTCTAGAAAGTCTGGGTCTGTATGGTCGTGCCGCTTTGCGAAAGGCATGTTGTTGCCATAGCAAATCTTGTATTGATTGCATGCTGTGGTACAGGTGTTGCGCTCTTCGAGGGTGAGGGCGAACATCGGCATGTCCTTCCACTTCTTGATAGAGACTGTCTTGCCGAGCTTCTTGTTGTAAGAAGCTGACTTGAGCATGTTGGTGTCGGGTGGTTTGACGGACTTGAGATAACGAGTCCGGTGAGTTTTATCTGTTGCGATTAGTGAAGAACTTTCTTTCCTCATCGAGATCATTGAGTAACGCCTCCTTGGCGGGGCCAAACACTTGTTTGTTGTTGGCATCGAACACCTTGAGGTGGGATGCTTTTACCTTGTAGGTAGACCAGTACATAGCTTCGGGTGGATCTGTGTGCAGCTCGAAGCGATAGGTGTTGTCCTCAAAAGTGAAGAACATGTTGTCGTTGAGCAGCGGCATATTTTTAGTAGTCATCTGACTTCTTGCCAGCCGAAACGACGGTAAGGAAACTTGACACTCTTGAAGACTGTGAACTTCTCGTGACGCATGGTGCGCTTCATGGCGTACAGCACGATAGATACGAGCATGCCGCCGAACATTGCAGCCATCATGCCGCTGTATGTACCGGCAAATGACCAGAGCAAAAAGCCTGTGATAGCAATGTCAAAGAAGATGTCGTAATGAATGACGCGTTTAATGCCGAACTTGAATAACAAGAACAACATGCCAACAGCAGCAATAAGACCTGTTAAGAACATATAGGGGATACCTCCGTGGTTGATAAAGGTGCGTGAGTTTCGATCCATACTTTTGCTCCGCAAGACAATGGTTTGTCAGGGGAATACACAACGCGAGACGATCCATAGATCACTACGTCGTGACATTTGATGTTGTCGTTAGATGTTTTGACTGTGAGCGGCGGAAGATTGTTGCCGGTCTTGAGGTTGCTGCGAATGTGGTGCTGGTTCACATGTATCCGTTTGATATTGCTGTTGACTATCTCCATGTGGGTCTCCGTGACGTTGGTTGTATTTAGCTTTAATAGCTTTGTATATGAGGATGACTTCTACAGCCTGTAGTAGTCGCATGAGAATTGTTGACATCAGTCACTCCGGTAAAACTGAAAGGCAAAAAAAACCACTGCAACAATAATTACAGCGGTCACCGCAATGCTTAGAGCATGCATAAAAAGTGAAAAGGCGAGAGTGATAAGAAATAAGGCGGCAATTGATAAGATGATTTTTTGGCTGATTGATAATGTCATGGCGGTCCTGGAAGATTGTTGAGAGCTTGGTCGTAAACGTAAGCCTCTAGTTGACGAACGAAATGTTTACCGACCGCTTCAAAATCGTGATCGGTAAACGCCTGCATAAGCTTTGGCTCAGTAAGATGGTCAGCGCCAAGTTTGAACTTAGCGAAGCCGTCAGGGCCGGTACCTTCCCAGAACCAATCTGGGTCGGTAATAAGCTTGTCCATTTGCTCGATTACGTCCTGCTCATACGCTAAAGACGCTTCATATTGATCCCATCTGGCATCAAACTTTTCTTGCTCGTACTCGTGCTTGGCTAGGTCAGCCATTACTACACATTCCATTTAGATAACTCCCCATTTGCATGGTGCTGGTGATTCCTCAGACCCATTCTTGAAGTCACACCATCGACAAGCGTCTTTGCTTGGCTTGGGTTCCCACTCGGTACAGGTCGTGAGTTTGGTAGCGCGGCTGTTTAGGCCAGGAAGAAAGTTCCTGAGTGTTTCGTCACGCGCATAGTCTTTGACGGTGGTCTCGCCCTTATCGAGGTACCAGAATTCGACTCTGGCGTGCTCGATGGCTGGATAACGAAGGAAGGTAGCCATGGCATATACAAGACCTTGTTGGCCGTGGGATATCTCGTTACCCCACTTCTTGCCTGTCTTGTAGTCGATGACGCGACAGCTAGTCTCATCCTCGTTGACCAAAGCATCTAGCTTGATGCGAGCCCATGTATCGCCCATTAACCAACCAGTAGTTTCCCACTCGGTTGTGAAACCCCATTCTCCTTCGAGCTCTACTTTGGCGTCGATGAAGCCTTGGCGTAGAACCTCGAACTCTGATTTAAATTTAATGAGAGTTTCTGGTAGGTCACCAATCTTGCCGTTGACATAGTCCTCGGCTTCTTGGTGGATAAGTGTGCCGCGCTCCGCAGCTTTGCCGCTGGGCTCTTTTATTTTTTTGACTTTCTGTATGTACAGGCGGTACGGGCATGACTCGAATGTCTTTAGTGAACTATACGACCACGCTCTTACATCGCCGAGAGGTTTAGGTGGTTCCTCTTTGAGTGGCTTGTCACTAACTAAAATGTTCATTGAGAATTCTCCAGTAGTTTCTTGTCTTGAGGGTCAGTGAAGTACTTGTTGATTAGCTCTTGCCGTTCTAGGTCGTCGAGTTTCCATTTGACTTCTGCTCCTCTCACCGCATGTACGCTGCGGTCAGCTCCGTAAGGCCGTTTACGTATGGACTTAATTCCATTCTTCATTGCAATTTTTGCGAACTGCATCGGACTGAGCCGAGTAGTGTGGGTAGCAATAAGAACGTTGTAGATAAGTTGCATTTGATTGACGTTGACCATGCAGTAAGGATGGTCTGACGTGGCAATCCAGCCTTTGACTACACGCTTTGCAGACATGTATTCACCGGCTTTCATTACGTCATTGACATCGATATCGAGAACGTCAACGAAGGGTAGTAGGTCGCCTGTACGTATTGACTGAAAGAACTCTTCAGTGTCAGACAGACTGACTTGACGCATAAGCTGCTTGGCTTCGTTGATGATGGGTGTCTTAACCAGACGTTCGCTGACTTTGAAGGTTTGTAGATACCCTGCGAACAGAGACAACTCGTGCTGGATGTTATCCAAGTTATCTATGATCTCAGGGTGTGCTTCGATTAATGTTGTCTCCTGACGGGGTGCAATGTTGTAACGTCGGTCAGTCTCTTCGATCTTTACTGCGTCTGCTCGGTTGGTCAGGAAGATGTAGTTACAGAAGTTAGGAACTTCTATTTGGTTTGAGCGCATTGCACGTATGGTTTGTGTTGGCTCAGTGATTTGGTTTTTAAGTTTGTCAGCCATCTTCATAGTGCCTTGGGACGCACTAGCCATGTGGAACTCATCGACAATCATGAACAGAGCAGAACGCATGTAGCTGTTGAACTGCTCTTCTATCGATTGTATTGACTTCATGGGTACGTGGTGTGACCCGAAGAGCGGACGAAGTATGTGGCTGTAGAACAGACCTTTACCTGTGCCTTGAACGCCTGTGAACACCCATGCGGTGCCGGTTTTCCGTCGGGTCTGGAAGATGTAAGCCAACCAGTTTATAAAGCGTTCGAATTCTTGGTCACCGTTACCCAGAACATGGTGGATCAGCTTGTAGATTAGAGGGACTGCAGTCTTGAGGGACTGTGCTTCACCAACGCCAAGGCGGTCCTCACTATCTAGCTGCGCAGGGTTCATCATGTATTCGGTACGGCGGTAAAGATTGATTTTCATGGGTGACTGTTGAAGGTCAACGGTCGGGACTTTCTCCGTAGGATCGAAGTAGATCTTTGCGTCCACAATAATCTCTGGCATCAGAGCGCCGTGAGTAGCCATGAAGCTTTGTATGCCTGTTGCAGAGCTTGCTGTGAGTGGGAATGAGTCATCGAACTGAGATTTGTTTGGGTCATATAAGCCGTTGTAGTACGTGTCAGTATCAAAGTCGCGTAAAGCAACTGGTCGGCACGTAACGCCGTTGGCACTGAAGTACTCATCGAATATGTCAGATAGAGATGCATAGAAGTCAGGGTCAGCTTTCTCGATCTCGAAGATCGGCTCACCCTTGAAGTTGTACATGTAGTTAGGCCGCTCAAGATTGAAGTAGTACGCCGCGCTGTTGCCGTTATTGATATTGCAATTAACCCACGGCGAGTAGGCCATGTTGGCAACTTGTATAGTCATCCGGTCAGGGTTCGTCAGGACTTCTTCTGAACGGTTGTTGACGTTGACTAGCGAGACCTTCTCTTTCTTACGGCTGTAACCTTGGTCTCTACGCATTACGTTCTTGAGGTCAGAGACAGAGTTGTATACTGCCTCTGGGCTCAGATTTACTAAACTATCAAGCTCAAGCTGTGAGTTGGTTTTGCGGACAAGCGTCAATCGGTCATCGTTGCTAACGAACGGGTTAACGACGCTGTCTTGAAACTGGGGTGGAGCGATAAAGATTAGCTTGGAGTTGTCTGCAAGGCTGATGTCGAGCGGGTATGTCAGAGACTGTCCATTGACGCTCAAGCCCACTTGATTCTTGAAGTAATCAATATTTGTATTGGTGTGTGTTAGCCACAGTTTTTGTGTGGCAGGGGGAAGTGCAACCTTGAGCATGAAGATGAGGTGCATGCTTATCTTGTTGCCTTTGAATCCCAGTGAGCTACTCGCTTGCGCTATGTACGACGTGTCTCGCAACTGCGCAGGCATTTGGTGTACTAATACCTCAGCAAGGCGCGATACGTCTGAAGATGTGTACGTCGCTTGTGGGATGTGAGCAGGGTGTTCAATGCCATCGAAGTCCAGAACCAGGAGCTGGTTAAGATCCTGGCGACGGACTGAACCCGCTCGGCTGCGGTCAACGAGGTCGTTTTTAGGGTTACCTTTTAAGAGACAATGGCCAAGTGCTGAGTGTTTCTCGACAAGGTCATATAGCTCACCAATGTCAGTAACGTCGTACTTGTGTGAGGTAACGTTTTTAACAAACGGGTAGGGCTTTGTCTCTTTGGCAGTGATGACTTTTGAGAGAGGCAAGCCATTAGAAGCCTCTAAAAAAGATACTTGCATGTCATCAGCTCTCTTGGTTTGTTTTAATCGCGCCGTACTTGCTCTCGAATACCTCCTTCCGATCTATGCGTAAGTCGGCTTCAGCCTCAAAAGATAGCCGCACGTTATTGCGGTCTATTTTTGATACGGCTATGGAGCAAACAACTTTTTGCTTGTCGTTAGAGATGATGATTTCTTCATCAATTTTTCTTGTTAATACCAATCGGGTCATTTGGAATATCCACTGTCGTAACCGCCCTCGGCGGCGAGGGGGAGGTCTTCTGCCCAACTGGGGGGTATACACATGAGGTCGATAATGTCCTGCATTCGCTCATCTGCAGCTTCTGCAGGGCCAACACAAACGATTTCATCATGGACGGTGAGGCAGACGTGAAGGTCTTTCCTTTTGTACGCAATCCTAATCAGTGCATCCGTGACAACAATCCTGCTCAAGGCTTGGACTATGTTTTCAGTAATCTTGCCGCCGTAGGTGTAAACCTGCTTGCGGTTAGACTGAAACTCAAAGCCCTGTTCTGAGCGTTGTAAGTTTTCGTAGTACAGTGACATGCCATTTGGCAGTCTTATTCTGTTGCGTTCCGTTTCCACAACCTTGTGGTAATTAGAACGACCTGTAAGCATATCGATGAGGAATGAATCGCATAGCTTCCACAGGTGTGGAATACGATAAAACTTACTGCGGTAAGCGTTTACAATCGACCACGATTTCTCGTCGTCAACTTCAACTACCGGTCCTGCAGCGCCAAGGGCTAGTGTTGATTGGAACTTCTTCCAACCCATTCCATAACCGAGGCCGAGAACGGCAGTCTTACCTACGAATCTTTCAGTGGGATCGTTATCTTTCCTGATTTGGCGATCATATATAGTAGAGGCAAATGATGAATACACATCTTCGCCGTCTCTGAATTGGTCGAGTAAGTCAGCTTGTTCAGCTAACCACGCGAGCATTCTGGCTTCGATGTTTGATAAGTCGGCAACGTAGATAAGATGGTCTTTGGGTGCGGTCAGGCACTTGCGGAGTTCTGAACCGCGTGGCATGTTCTGGAAGTTCAATTTATCTGAACCACCAAACCTGCCAGTGTGTGCTGCGTAGTAGCGCAGCGGTATACCAATGGTATTGTCTGGGTTAGCAGCGTTAAGAAAGCGTTGTGATCTTGTCTCTGCGAGACGCGACTTAGCCGCTACGCGTGCGTCCCAGACTTTTTGGTGCTCTGGATACATAGCACATAGCTGTTGAAAGCCAGCGTCGTTCTTACCCAGAGCGGGTATGAATTCGCCAGTGGTTGGCGATTTCTTTGTGGGAACAATAAGGTCTAATTGTTCTTGTATATAAGTGGCGAACTTAGGGTTCGACCGGAGAACCTCTGGCTCGACACCAGAGTCATCGATGAGCTTTTCAGCCGTCAGTCGTTCCGTGTCCATGTAAGCTGTTAAGCGTTCACGGTCAAGGACCATCTTAGGCATAGTAAACATGCGAGTCGTGATGTCGATGAGGTCGAGCTCGGAAGAGGGCAACTGGTCTTTGAACTTGACCCAGATTGCATGAGTCAGCTCGCTGTCTTGAATGCAGTAGTTAGCTAATGCTTCCTCGATCTCGGGAGGCAGGTCGTGTAGACCTTTAGATTTACCTAGATCGTTGCCTTTACGCATCGCCTCATCATCAGGAAACATCCTGATTGCAGTGTTGGCGAGCGAGCTGGACTGTCCAGGATATAAGCCACGGGCCATAGCACTAGTGTCTAGGTAGTATTGAGGCACGTACCCATACACACTTGCTAGAACAGCGCCGTCAAAAGACGCGTTGTGGCAGAGAAGCTGAGTGTCGTCCCAATCAACTTGAGCGAGTGCCTCTGTAAGCTCTTCGTGTGGGTACCACTCAGCGGGTTCATCATCAAACTTGAGAGATGCACCGTGCACTTTAAAGTCTGAGTCGTTGATGTACTCCATGGTCGTCATCTTGCCGAGGGAGCAGCGCACGTCGAAATAGGTCTCAAAGTCTAGGGTTAATAACATCTGACCCCCTCAGTGAGTTAGTTTTCGAGAGCTTTTAGACCCCGAGAAATTAAATGATTTTGCAAGTTTCAACTCTTGATCACGCGAGTTTTTAGATCCTTGAATATATTGTTGGGCCATATCCATGGCAGATTCTCCTTGGGGGCAATAAGTAATGGTGCCGCCCTTGGCTAAGTAGGCTGCTATGTCTGCCGCTACCTGCTTTCGGACGGTTTCTTTGTCTTCGTTCTTGGTTAAGCTAGGTGCGTTATCACCTCTGCTAGAAGGAAACACGGCGTAACTCACTGCAACGCGCCTCCAATATGGGTAGTGGCCCATGCAGCGTCTTCGTCTTCGTAGAGATGAATACCGGAGATAATCGAGGCGTCTTCAGAGAAGTGAATCCACTGACAGCCGTTACGTCGTGCTACTTGTAGGAGAGAGACAAACGAGTATTGATAATTGCAATCAACCAATCGCTGATAGATTTCGTTATCGTCGTCAGGTACCAAGAGCCAAAGGCCAGAAGAGACAGGATCTTGAATCGAATGGAGTACGCGACAGTCCGGTAAGTTTAGGAAGTCGTGCTTCGACATATGATTCAGGTTGGCCGTGAGAAACTTGCCAAACATTTCATTAAAAGGCTTGGCTGGCTCTGTCTGTATGGTGGTCAAGACAGGCTTGGTGGGCGTAGACATGCGGTTCTATCCTCCTGAAATTGGTTTCTAGTTCTTTGTAGAGACTAGGCATCCTGCTTTTGAGCCAGACCGTCATAAACGAATACAGCTCGAACTGATGTTGGTCTTGACAAAGTTGGGTATTTAGCTCGTTAGAGAGATCTAAAAATTCTTGCGTGTCCATGCAGTCATTCCCTTTAGTAGATATTAGTCCAGCTAATGCGCATTAGCAAATAAAAGTGGTGATTTAACTGTGGGTATAGCCATCTGTTTCGATGCCGAGCCACATGCCTGACCATTGAACAAGGATGCAGTCCATGCCGATGCCACGCGTAGCCGTCTTTCGGAACTGGCGGTACGTAAGTCCTTGATCGTTCTGCAGCCAAATACGGTGCAGCGATACGCGTTGCGCTCTAGTAATCATGTCTCAGCGTTCTCTAGGCAGGTACAGGGTGAAACTGCCCAACTCGTTGCGTTCAGCCCAGATCATGAAGTCTTCAGGCAGGCGGTCAAAGTCCAAGTCGGTGAACGATACATTGTGGGTGTAGATTACATTGTCGTTACCATCTTCGATGACGATGTCAGCCTTGTAGTGCGGTACTGGCTTGATTTTAATTACTGCAAAATCAACAGCTTTTCCGTCTAGTTCTAAGTCAGCCAGACAGGCAGATATGGAATCCAAGTACCAGAAAGCACTCATTTCCTCAGCGAAATAAGTAACGCCTTCGCTAGATATGTTTTTGGTCAGACCAAACTTCTGGAAAGATGCGGAACCATAGAATTGGGAGAGGTCGAGTTTTTGTTCAGCTTGCGTTTGCATAAGGATACTCCTGGTTAGATGTGTCGCTTTTGGCTACACGTTTTAGAATGAGCTTCATGAGCTCGTAAGGTTGTTTGAAATCTACTGACTGCCCTAATATCTCGTGGGCAGTTGTGGTGGACACACCTTTAATAAGGCGTGGGGGTATTGATTTGACTGCGGCATGCTCGATGGGAGTAAGCAGTCGTTCTTTGCCATCAGAGCGGGTCATAAACGGCTCTGTACTGCGGCGTTTTGCGTAGAACCGACCGATAGTACCGATCCGAGTCTCAGATCCATCGAGCAACTGACGTTTGGCAAAGCCTTTGCCTGCTGCTGCGTCCTTGATGGCTTTCTCTTTGAGATAAGTGTGGTCTTTCCACTCATCCTCTGGGACTGATTGGAGTATCGAATCTAGGCTGACACCTGACGCTGGTACATGGTCAAGTGCCAAGCTAGTGGGAGCCAATCCTTGGCTAATTGCCACAAGCCAGTACCGATTGCGATTCTCGATACTGTCCGTGTGTTTTGCATTGAGCGTTTGCTCAAATATTTTGTAG